AGCAGTCTCAATATCAATATTGAAGACGCGAAGTTTAGATGAGTCATAGATAATCTCATCCTCAGGATATGTCTCAGCAATATACTGATAGAGATACCTGGTGTTACCATACACTTCTACCTCAGAGTTCTTACATTTCTTGACGAACTCCTTGGCATCGTTGATAGATCCTTGTGGAACCGGGGCGACAAGTTCACCCTTGAGTGTTCTGTATTCAGAATAGTTTTTAGTTTTTATAAAAAGAGTGGGGGAGAATGGCACACGCTCAACGACACGCTGCCCGTTCTCATACCCCACTACCAATAAGCGGTTACCCGCTTGTTCTATCTTGCTGTAGAACTTCGACATATTCCAAATACTGCTTCTTTAATTTAGGACCTGGTTCCATCATAGTGTCACAGTCCATAAACCGCAAGCGGCATTGTGACACTTCCTCGTCTGGTAGATACGGTTCAAACGTATCCCCCAGAATAAGTGGGTTGGTGAGTTCTAAATCAGGGTCGCCAAGTTCGACATCTAATTCTTTTACCTCACCAATCAACCAATCATTCCGCAGTTTCAGTAGCAGTATCATCTACATCTCCAGTGCTTTCAATAACTTCAGCTGCATCAGTATCATCAAAGAAACTTTGCTTTTCTTTAAATGCAGTTTCTAGATTAGGATCAGGTTGTGACACTGCGACTACAGCATCATAAGGAATTCTAAAAACTCTTTCTAGAGTAAATGGATTCCAACGACTAAACTTAACTCTATTCCTATCCTCAATATTTTCAGCTTCAGGATTTTCAAAAAGTTCCAAGATAAAAGGATCTCTCAATTGGAGTCCAATGCCAGTGCGGTCTTCTTCTTCCCCACGAAACATTTCATTAACTTCAGCAATTAAACACTGACCAGTTTTCAAAGTAACAATAGATGCCATAGTAATTATTAAACCTCTTAGTATTGTAGCAAAAAAAGATGGGGGCGTCAAGCCCCCTGCGCGATATTTATAGGAAGTCCTTACGCTTGTGATGCTCAGGTACAACCTTACCTAAATCAATTGTCAATAACCCATCCTCAAAAGTAACTGATCTAACTTCCGTTTCATCGCTGAGTGTCCATGCTCTCGTGAAACTTCGTTGAGCCATTCCTCGATGTTGGTAATCTGTTCCTGATTCCTTATCTTCTTTTTGTCCTTCGACAAATAATTTTCCGTCTTGTGTATAGACATATACCTCCGATTTTTTGAATCCCGCCAAAGCAATCTCTAACCTTTCTAATACATTACTAACAATAATGTGATTGTATGGCGGATAGTTTTGTTTGGTTTCGTGCAAATCGAATAGTCTATCGAACATTGTATCATATCCGATAGCGTTCTTATGAATTTTATCCATAAGCGTAGGAAGATCCGACGCTGTATAGCGCATGATGCTTGTCATATTCGTAGCTCCTTGATAAGCGAGTTTGTATTGTGTGGACCCTAACGGCATCCACCATTATTTATTGCACTCTACTATTTATCTGGAGTGTGGAGATCCCTACTTTTTACGACCAATATTGTACTTACTTTCAAGAGACCATTCATCCTTCTCTTTAAAAGATAGAACTTTAATCTGATTAAGTGGAGCAAGGTCCTCGATTCTTTCTTCTTGAACCACGTTAATGAGTCCCCAGTCAGATAATAGTTTAGCAATACTGTTTCTGCGTTGCACATCGTTAAGTGAAAGATTTGTCTTCTTGCCGTCGAGAGCAAAAAGTTCTTTGAAGTGTACAATATAATATCTTCCTTGTTTGTGGAGAATATGACAAGACTGATACAACTTCCTTTCCTTACGAGACGCAACACCAATGCGCGTCAAAGTTTCCCTAACTTTTAGGAAGTCATCAGGTTCTGTGAGAGAAACTTCTACCATATTGGTAGGGTCCCACGTCACTTCAATAGTTTCAGCAGTCATTTCATTCCACCTTTATACAATGCTTTTCTTATCTTATCTAGTTGATCTACTGTGAGAATTTTTAGTGCGTCAATTGCCTTATCGTCATTATAACCATAATACTCTTTGACTAACTCAATATGCTCAAGAGATTCCTTTTTCAACCATGGAGAAAATCTTTTCCTAGGTTTCAATGTATTTATAAGATAATCATATTGCATCTTATTTGATAATGAATGACGTTTATTCATTTCATTCACATGCATAATTGCATCCAGGTGTCCAGACAAACATCTATTTACAACATAAGCAGGATAACCCTTCTCTGCCTCCGGGTCATCCCGCATTACATTTATTTTATTTTGGTTGATAGAATTAAGATAATCTTTTAGTTCACGCTTCATTTAAATACGGCAGTAACAGATACGACTTTGGCAGTTGGGTTGCGAGCGAGGGCAGTCTGACGAGCATCTTGGTAGTTTGCTGCTTCCACGATCTCGTCGAAGACTTTACCAGCAACATAGAGTTGGACTTTAATTTTCATAATTAAGAAGGACGAGTTCCTTGCGTGACGCTTGCTCTGTATTATAGCACCCCACTGAGCGCATGGTGTAGGTATGTGCAAATTCTGCAGCCGTCCACCCATCGAAGCGTTCCCGAATCAGTTGCGATGAGTTGTAGGATACAAGTTGAGAGCCAATAAAACTATCGCAGTCAGTAGCAAACTTGTCATGGTCAAAGGACTTATGCATTGACCCACGTTTGCCATACAAATTGCTTCCGATCTCGTAGGGAGGGTCGAGATATGTGAAGGTGTCTTTGTTATCAGTAAGGAGTTGTTCATAAGACAAGTTAGTAATTTTCCAGTTACCAATTAAGACTGAATAGTCATAGAGTTTTGAGATACCGTTGAGGGAGAAGTTGGATTCACTTGCTTGCTTGGAGAAACTACTAGATTCACTAAGACCACTGAAAGAACACTTATTGACAACATAAAAAGCGACAGCCCTCCAAATACTTTCATTGTAAGGGGGGAAAGACCCTGTAAGGTTGGGATTTGAAAGGTATTCTTTCGCGTCAAGGAATAACTTTTTAGCACTACTGGGATCTGGATGCCTGTATTTAAGTTCCGTAAGAATGTCTTGTAAGCGTTTGCCATCGTGTTGTAGTTCCTTCCAAAAGTTATATAGTGGTTCATACAGGTCATTGACCCAGATGTCCAGGTGGGGATACCGCTTGGAGACCTCCAGAGCAACGCTACCACCCCCTAGGAAGGGTTCCCGGTACTCCTTATACCCCTTCAGGTCTGGGACGTACTGGAGGAGTTTTGAGAGTGCTCTGGACTTGCCGCCTGGGTAGCGAAGCGGGGTCTTCAGAGATTTGATAGTCTGGGGCATTGTACTTCAGGTATTCACGAAAGATATGTTTCATCTCCCTCTCTGTCATACCACAGTGAGCGGCAGCATTAGGAAGGTTCATTGTAGCATGAAAGAGAGCTTCGTTTGCTTCTTTCACATTTTCAGGTGTCGTCTTCTTCATCTTGTACCATATCAAATTCTTCGATGCAATCAGCAGATACTTCATGCTCACCAGCAACAAGATACCAGTGATGTCCTGCTCGTTCTCCCAGATATTTCATCTGGTCTTCTTCAAAATAATTCTCACGCAATGCTGCTTGAATTTTTAGATGAATAAGTTCTTCTTTAGTTGGTACAATCATTTTTGTTTCACCTTACATTTAAACATAATTTCAGTAAAGAATGCGAGCATATGGATTTCCAGGTTCGCACAATCTTTTGTAGAACGTTGATAATCCTCACAGATTAACACAAGGTTTCCCATATCCATAGGACTATAGTATGTGTCTGCTGAACGATACACTTTATTTACTAGAGTATCAAAATCATTATTCAGATTATTGACAACCCACTCTCGCACGTTGGTGTAATCTTTCTTGGCAATGTATCCAAACAATGCTTCAACGCTAATCTCTGGTGCATGTGCTAGAGCATCAACTCCAATCTTACCATTAGTAGAGAGGGATTGAACTTCATTCAGAAGACGCCGCCAGTCTGGATAGTATCGCTTCAGAAGTTTAGCAATGATAGCAACATCATACTCAATCTGTTCGTGAGTGAGAATAGTATCGAGACGTGTGAGGAATTGCTTCTGAATAGAAAGTGCTTGATCTTTAGGAACAACAAACTCAACTACAGAACAACGTGAGTGAAGTGGTTCAAGGATCTTATTTGCAAAGTTGCAAGTAAAGATGAACCTACAGTTACCATGAAACTCTTCGATAGCATTACGCAAGCAGAGTTGTACGTCCTGTGTAGTGTTGTCCGCCTCATCAATGATTACAACCTTGTGCTTGGCAGTTGCTGTGAGAGATACGGATGTAGCAAACTTCCTAACCTTGTTACGGATAGTGTCAAGAAAACGCCCCTCATCACTGCCGTTAATGACAATGTAAGAAGCGCCAAGTTCTTCACACAATGCTTTTGCAATCGTGGTCTTACCTACACCTGCTCTACCAGACAGAAGTAGATTGGGAATTTCACCCTGATTGACATAACCTTGGAAGATATCTTTGATACTATCAGGGAGAATACAATCCTCAATAATATTCGGGCGATACTTCTCAACCCACAGAAACTCGTCCTTCATCCTTTCTCCTAGTTTTAACATAATGTAGTTCATCCCAGTTTTCTTTGTAGCATAGTACGCAACAATGTTCCTTCTTATGGAACCCAACTAGGTTGTCAACTTTATCCCTGACGGAAATCTCAATCGTAATGTAATCATCGCATTTAAAATAAACCCAACCTTTTAGGTCTTTCCAAATCACATAGTCATCAACCTGGGGATTGTAACTCATCTACTTTCCTCAATTCAAAAGAACCATCTCCTTTGTCAATCCATTCTAACTCATCACCCTCCTTCCAGTCAAGTGTTTGTATGAGTTCGTCAGG